GGCCTCCTCGAATGGATGGACCCACAAGACACCGAAAACATCAAACCAGTCCAATCCCTAGTAGTCGGCTACCTCCTCCACCAAACCGACACACACACCACCGTCGCCTCCCTCATAAACGAAGAATCAACAGCACACATCCTCTGCATCCCAAACCAAATCATCCTCAAAACCCGCCACTGGCAAGGAACACCCCAGTGACCAACCCACTAAACAACCTAACACCCAAACAACCAAACCAAACAAATCCAAACGATACACACACAACAGACTGGCGCAACAACGCAAACTGCACCGGCAAAACAAACCAAATGTTCCCCAAAAACTACAAAGACATCACCTACATCCCACAAGCCCGAAAACTCTGCCGAACCTGCCCAGTAAAAACCCAATGCCTCGAATACGCACTCGAATTCCCAGCCGCAGACATGCACGGAGTGTGGGCGGGGTTGACGCCTAGGCAGTTGGCGGCGGAGCAGCGGCGTCGGGGTGTGAGGCCTTCGCGTCCGACTTTGGCGCAGTTGTGGTCGGGTCGCGGGTAGTTTATTCAGTTTTTGGTGTGTTTATGCGGTGTTTATGCAGGGGTGTGTATTTGTATACGGGTTTTTGCGGGTTGGTATCCGGGTTTTTGCATAAAGTGGTTGTACGGGTGTTTGTACGTACCTAGCGCAACATTACCGAAAACGGTAAACTCGCGCCACAACAACCCCAATGGTTGTTCACCGTCCACCCACACATAAACCAACCCAAAACGGGAACCCGAACTACACAACCCGAATCCCGCACGACACACAAAACCCCATACCGTCATGGGACCACACACCATCATCATCTACCGCAGCACACCGCTCCACTTTCCCGCACGGCATCAACACCCGTTCCCCCACAGCCCACTCCCGAATCATGTCAGCCGGAGTAGGCAAAGGTGCTTTCGCAGGAGGCGGCTCAGGAAGCCCCAGATCGTCACGCAACGCTTTTTGTAGGGCTTCCACCAGCCAAGCGTTCAAAGAACACTGTAGAGCCTCACAGCGGTCAATCACCTGATTCTTTAACGTGGCAGGTAACCGGATTTGTAGATATGCCGGGCCGTGTGCCCTTTGGGGGCTACGTGGCATTTGTGATGGGTTCGCCTGCGTCTCGGCGGATGAGGGTGATGAGGTATTCGGTGATGGACATGTCTAGGGCTTCGGATGTGTCGATGAGGTAGTTTTTGATGTCTGGGGGGATGCGGAGTGAGAGGGTGGTTGGGCCGTCTGCTCGGTGTGGGGGTCGTCCGGGTCGTGCGTTCATGGTTTTACCTTACTGTGTTTGACATTGGTGTTGTGTTGCTGTATAGTGTTTTTGTGGCAGGCGGGGTTTGTTTCCCTCTCCTTTCCAAACCCTTTTGGGGGTCTGCACCGTTTACGGTGTTTTGAGGTTGGGGTCGTCCCTCCCCGCCTGAAGGCCCCCTGCCTGCCGCATTTGTCTCATGCCGTTTATTACTGCGGCGTCCCTACTCATGCCGATGGCTGTTGGGATGCGTTGGGTGCTGGTGCGTCCCGCACCGTAAAACACCCAGCCTCCGGGTACGAGGTGGACTGTTCCTACGAGTGTGCCGTCGTGGAGGACGTCAAAAAATTTGAGGGTTGGGATGTATTGGATGCCTGCCATTGATTCCATTTTTAGCCTCGTAGTCTTTGGCTGCAAGCAAGACAGAATTCGGCCCATGGGTACCAGCGCCGCATTTGAAGTGGGTGTTGGCAGTCAAGCAGGTTTCTGGTTGCGTCGCCTACGGTGGTTCGGATGAAGTCGGAGACGGTGAGGCCTTGTTTTTCTGCGGCTTGTTTCCACCGTTCTCGTTCTTCTGGGGTGATTCGGATGAGGACTTGTGCGATTGCCGGGGCTCCGGGGGTGGATCCGGTGTCGGGTGTGATTGTTGGGTCGATGTGTTGGGCTTCGTGGTTCATTGCTGCCACAACGTTGTCTTCAGGCTGGTTCATTGTTTTCCTCGTCTTCAACAATTTCTGCGTCGCTGATTTGTGTGAGTTCTCCGGCGGGGCCTAAAAGTGTGTTGACTGTTTCTGGTGGGAGTACACCGGAAATTCCCATGATTTCGAGAAGTTGCCGTGCTTCTGTTTCTGGGTTGAAAGCGTCGATCGCTGCGGGGTTGTTGTTTTCGTTTCCGGCGAGGACGGCTCGTTGTGGGGTGTCGTTTGTTTCGACGGAGAGGTTGATGTTGGTGGCTTCCATGCCGAGAAGTTTGGCGCGCCGGTCCATGACTGAGAGGACTTGTTGTACGGCTCGGAGGTCTGGTTCGACGGTCATTTCGCTGCCGTCGTCTAGTGTTACTTTGCGGTGTTGTGTGAGCGGCCAGATCGCTTGTTGCAATGAATCTAAACGTTCTAGTTCTAGGCGGAGAACTTCTGGGTAAGCCATCAACGCTTCCCGGTTTAATTTTTCCAGTTGCCGCCGTATGGCCGTGTTCACCGCTGAGGTTGAAACACCGAACCGTCTCGCAATTTCGTTTGCGGCGACTCCGGCCTGCCTCATTTTGAAAATGCGGAGGTCGCGTTCGGCAAGAAATTCTTTAGTTAGGCCTTGCTGCTGCTTGTCCGCCATAAATGTTGATACTAACACTTAGTCGACGTTGAGGAACTCGATAACTTCGAACGGGAAAACTTTTCCTCTTTTGATTCGGGTTGGACGGTGCCGTGGTTCCCGGTCGTTACGAAACTTTCCCCATTTGTAAACGTGTGCTTCTTCCGCCGTGAGGTCCGGTTCAAGCGTCCACCCAAATTCCGGCCACCGTGACCACACCGCTGACCCGAACGGGCGAAGTTCTCGTCCGCCTGAACCTCCGAGTGGTGCGTGATGCTCGAGCCATAAAGCGAAGTCGTAAGTGGTTCGAAGGTAGTCAAGGTATTTGGCGATGTCGACGGCAAGTGCTTCTGATGTGCGAGCCCCGGTATCAACGAAAGATTTGTAGAGGGGGCCGAGGCATACGAGTGCAGGTTGGGTTCTTTCGATCGCTTCTTCTAAAACGATACGGTCGGCTGGGTTAAGGAGGTCCATACCGGCGGGTCGGATCAGTAGGTTTGCGTCGACGGGACCTCTGCCGTGCGAGAAACGTGTTGCTGCTCCGACGATGCGTGTGCTCATACGCCGGATGATGCGTTCCGGGTTTTCGAGGTCCACCGTGAGGGTTTTGATGGGGTCCATTGCCGAGAAGGTAAATGGGTGAACTCCTGCGGCGGAACAGATTGCAACTTGCCGTGCAAGCATGGTTTTGCCAACGCCTTCCGCTGCGACGACGATCACTCGGTCTTGTCGTTCGATGACACCGGGGATTGCCCAGTTGTATGTGTCGTCGGTTTCTTCGTTTACGAACGAGGTCCAGTCGACTAGCCGTCCTGTTTCACCGATCGTTTCGATTGCCGGGTCGATTCGGTCAAGCAGCCCTCTGACTCGTTGGATTTTTTTGGCAAGTTCAAAAGGTTTTGTTTTAATTTGATCGACTGCTGTTATGAATTCATCCAAAGGATCTTTGGATTTAGCCACCGGCTCTTCTGGTGCCGCAACAACAACCGGACCGTCATCAAGAAGTTCCAACTCCTCAAGCCGACCACCCGCATCAAAAAAATCGGTTACGTCCTTATGGGCCGACGGAGGAGCCACCAACGTCACCGTCACCCCAGCCGCCCTCAACCGATCACAAACCTCACCGGCGTGCTTCGCACCAACTTCGTCATTGTCACGCACCACCCAAACATCAGCACCAGCCAACGCCTCAGTATGAATGTCAAGCCACTTACCAGCCCCGCCCGGCATCGTCGTCGCCGTATGACCCAACGCCACAAGAGTGTCAGCATCTTTTTCGCCCTCTACAACAAACACCATCTCGTTCGCTGCCACCGCAGCCAAAACCTGCGGCAACCGGTACAAAACTTTCGGTGTAGCACCAAGCGAATAAACCCAACCGTCACCATCAGGTCGACGCTGCCGAAACGTTTTCTTACCTTCCGCATCAACGAACCGTTGCTTCTGGAAAAGAAGAACACCTTCCGCATCCCGATAATCGTAAGTGTGCGTCAACTTCAACCGAGGCGAACCCTTCTTCTTCGGGGTCTCAGGAAACAAATCGTTCACCGTCACCCCAACCGCCTCACAAATCTGTTCCAAATCACAAGGATCGCCACGATGACAAGTGACCAGCACACGACCGTCCCGCCCCTCACCAACATGCAACGAGGGATTGCTGTCATCATTCCGGCAAGGACACCGTGCACTCCACCCGGAACCGTCCGACCTAACCCCTTCAAGGCGGGTCAAAAAAGACTGCACCGGCTGTGAAGCGTTCACTGCGACAACCCATAACGTTCGGCGTTATGCGCTGAAACGGCATCTTCATACCGACGCATAAACAACTCACGATCACCGTTAGTGTGCAACGCCCTCCCCTGACTGACACCCATCTGCCGAGCGACAAGCCTCACCATAGGATGCAACGGCACCACATCGCCACCGTGCATCACGGCATCCTCAACAGACACCAACTGTGCCCAAGCCTCACTAGCCGACGGGACTTCCTCGCCGCTGCACCCATCAATTACACGCCGTCGAAGAGTTCCCGGACGGGGGGGCCAAGGGCGATCTTCAATGACTAAATCATCTAACGCTTTTTCGCAGTCTTCTGCGTTGAGGTCGTGGATGATTCTGTGCCATGCACCGTACGTGCCACGCCGAACCGCTTGCGGGAGATCGATTCCCCAAGTTGCCCAAATGCGGTCAACGAGAGCAACCGTCTCTTCCTTGTTCACGAATCACCTTTCAGGAAATCTTCAGTTGCCTGATCGATGTCTGCTTCCGCATAAATGGTTGCGAACCGTTCAATGTGCGCCGAATCACGCAAAATCAACTCGATGTCGTCGTAACGTTTCCGCCTCGGGTTATCACCCATGTGCCAGTCCGACATAGCGCATCCGCTAATTGCTTGTAAACAAATTTCAACACCGTAGTCACGAATTGCTCTAGCAATTTTTGCTTGACGCTTCTCTCCGAGGACGGGTGTAGGTCCCGCACGGTTTTCACGGTGGGTGACTACCCAATGGTTGAACACCGTGGTGATGTCCGTGGAAGCAACCGTGGCTGAAGTCTCTACCGGAGGAACGTCAAACAGTCGGATTTCTTCAAAACCTTTTCCTTTGATGCTCAACACGTCATTCCTCCCTCGCGCGCGCACGCAGCGTTACGTAGAACCGTTAGTAAGTAACGGTTATTTGGTTTTCCACGACTGAAGGAACATCTTTCAGTCAATAAGGTTTTCTTCTCCCTAGGGTTCACGTTATACCGACAGGTATAACTGAACCGGGGGGGTTCGGGGGGTCTAACCCCCCGGGAAGGGGGGTTCGGGGGGAAACCAATCCCAACCGCTTGACAGACCGTGGGGCGCGTTGAATGAGACCTGCCCTGTTGGGGGCGGTTTTTTCGAACGGCTACCCGGCGCCGGTCTTTTTCACACGTCGCGTGATGCGTCGTGCGATCGGTGACTATACCGACTCCGGTCGCACGACGCAAGCAACTTTCGGTAATTACTTCAGTTCTAGTCGGAAAGTGTCCATTTCCCACATGATGCCGATCGCTGAATAGCCGATGATGTCCATGATGGTGTCTTCGATCGACTCGTTGTTGGGCTTTCCGTTTTCCCCGTTAAGCAAATTCTCGAGCCGTGCGATTTTGTCGTGGGTTCTGATGAGGAGTCCGATGCGACCGAACCGTGAAATGTTTTCGTGCCCGTAGTCGTGCTGTTTGCGGAGCAGGGTCCGGTGAACGTCTACCGGGTTCAGTCCATAACCTTTGCGGTCAAGTTGCTGGCTGTACCGAAGCGCTACGCCGCCGAGCAGCAACCATCGACCGATTACGTCGTTGGGTGTGAACGGTTCGATTCTTTCGTCGTTTCGGTGATCGTCGTAAAACTTTTCCCAAACGTCTCGTAGGTGCTTTAGTGTGTCTCCTGTTGTTGGCAGGGTGAGGATGGTTGGGTAATCGTCTTGGACGGAAGCGATCGCTGCTACTGCTGCTAGTGATGCGTCGTCCCAACTTTCAAACGGGCGTACTTGGTCAATTGTCATAGTTCCTCCAAGGAGAGTTCGGGTGGGCAGGTTGCTGCCGCTGCGATTGCTGCTTTTGCTAGGTCTTTGTGGATTTCTTCGGTTCCCATTTCTTGAACCATCATTTTTAGGGTGACAATGTTGATTGCCACGATGGTTTCATTGGGGTCAAGTGTTGGAATGGCGTGGAGGTCTTCGCCGTTGATGGCGTTGGGTTCCACAAGGATGATTTTAATTTTTTCTCCGTCTTGGTTTTCCATTATTCCGAAGATTTCGTCGTTCAGTTCTTCGTGCATCAGGCTCCGATCGTGATTTCGTCTACCCAGTAAGACTCGCCGCTGAACAGATCGAAGTATTCCTCGATGGCTTTTGACTTGTCTCTGGGGATGCCAGCGGAAAGAGTCCAGTTTTCTACGATCCACTCGTAGAAGGCGTCCATAAGGCCGTCGTGGGTGGCGTGGACGAGGGTGGTG